CCTGTTTCAAACTCATTTTGCATTTTAGCAGTCAATTCAACTAGTTGTCTCACAGCGGCTGTGTTTTCTCTTTGAAATCTATGCACTTTGCCGATCAAGCCTGTCTCTAATTGTTTCAATGCCTCACCACTTAGATTGCCTTCTGCAGTTACACCATAAATAGGTGTCTGAGTGATCTGAGAAACATGTTTAGTGATAGCATCTAATTGATTCGTGTATTGAGAAATGTCTGTAGCACTAAACTCTCCTACACGCACAGCTTTCAAAAATTCGACCTGTTCTGGTGTCATGTCTATAATAATATTGCCTGTAGCATCTTGCAGAACAAGATTCAAGACTGCACCTGGGGTAATGCCTTCTTTACTAATTTCCATGCCAATTGACCAAGCAATTTTGAATGCGCTGAATTCACTTGCCATCACCATGCTATGCAAAGTGCGGTTCATAACATCCTGGGGAGAAACAGCAGCACGGATTTCACTTTCACCATACTGTGTATAGTTATCAACAAGGTTAGCAAAGTGAACAATGGGAATGCTATCTAATGGCCACTCTGTCATAGTACCTGCATCAATCACTTCTTGGGAACCTGCCTGACCCTGCCAGGCAGTTATTTGTCCAGACTGATACACCAGAATACGCATAGGAACAAAACCTGATTCCTGGCCTGCCAAATCTTTTGCATCTGCTTCGCTCCATAACTTGCACGCCCACAATGGGATATGCTGCATTGAGGAATAGATTGCCACAATGCCACTGAATCCATCATAAGCAGATTCACTTGTCCATTTCAACGTCATTGGATCAACCATGACAAATGCATCCCCGTCTCGAATAGCAGCACGATACCAGACACCTTGTAATGCATCAAAATCATTCAGTCGTAGTAATTCTGAAATATATGTATCCTGTGCTTCATCTTTAGTGGTTATTTCAGATACTTGTAAACGCGAAGACATTTTATCTACAACAATTTTGCAGTAATTCAAACAAAATTCCTGCAATTTTCCTTCAGAAGATAACCGTAACATTTTTTGCATCTGAGCAGTAAGGCTAGAATCATGTTCCCCTTTTTCATATCTACGATATTTGGCTACTCGCTCCCCTCGTAACTTGATGCCTTGCTTCCAGGAATTTTGTCCATCCACAATTCTAAATAATTCAGGATCTGTTTTTCGTAAAGCATCTGCAATAAGTTCACTATTATCCATTTTTGTCTCCTAATAGCTATTACAAAATATAGCAGCCACTGACATAAACAACACAGACATTATCCACAATAATATGCCATCTGCAATTGCTGTAATAAGTAGCATGTATGTTTCAAAATTGATTGTCTTCAAATCATTTCTTTTCAGAGCTGTTACAGTTATCCATGCAAAACAAAATGTAACCATTGTTACCTCTTTCTGTGAATAGTTTGCCAGACATTGTACACAGTAGTATGTTTCATCCTACGCAACCATGTCTGCTCACGTTGTGCCAATTGTTCAGTGTTTGGAACAATTTCTAAAGTTTGACAAGCAAACTTATCTGGGTATTTCTTGTAGTCCTGCTGCAATGCACGATTGAAATGTTTATTGTCATCTAGCAAATGAAAATGTGTCTCAAGTCGAACAACAATATCGGTGCTTGAACCAACATACACATTGCCATTTACAGTATTCACGATTGCATAGATGCCAGCTGCCATTACACTTCTCCACTAACATAATTTTGAATTTTTGCCTTTACAGATAAGACACTAGTATGCCGCTGAAGTTTATCTACATATGCAACAGCATATCTAGTATCATCCAAACCATGATCTTTCTCTTTGATAGGGGTATCCTGTTTCTTGTCTGACCATACATATTCAGTTATCTCTTCTGCGGTATTGGTAGGTTGATAATTCTTTTCTAGTTCAAGATCAGGATTCGCAACAGCAGCTATATAAAAAAATAAAGTTTTCTTCTCTAGTCGGGATTTGACCGCATCAATGCCATGTGTAACTGCCTTGTATGCTGCACGAGTTGTAATATTGAGATGTCTTTCAAGAGTTGCCCTATCCTCTGCATCGTGATCACATATCCAAGCTTCTATTCTTGGTATAGGAATTTCATGCTGTGCCAGCATTCTCTTGATACTGATAGCATGATCCTCTACTAATGTGCGTGTTTTATAAATTTGACTAATTTGATACATCTTGTTATCAGGACTGATATACCACAATGTGGCAGAAAATGGGTTTGTGTAACCAAAATCTATTGTAATTATAAATCTACTATCATGGCTAAACTTAGGTAATTGTTCTAACAAATGTATGCTAGAATTATATTCAGAATAAATAACACCCTCTGCCTGTACCCACAATCCAAGATATAAACGTTGATAGGAAATGCCAGTCAAGTTCTTCAATGCTTCAATGTAATCTGCTGGATTAGTAGGATTGTCTTCAGGTCTTGAATAATATACGTGTGCCAGCTTGCCATCAATCAAACGTTTCTTGATAAAGTGCTCCGGACTGTCCGGGTTTGTAGTATAGATTTTTTGACGCCAACCTGCATTGTTGCCACGCATACGAGAAGTAATTTCATCATCATCTAGTTGTGTTAGTTTGTTAGCTTCTTCAAACCATGCAAAATCAAACGCTCCATCTTTTCCCATAGAACGTAGATTTTCTCGTTGACCCTCGTCTCTTACTCCAGCAACATACATTGTACTACCATTGTGATACTGGAATAATCCTTCGCTCTTATGATACTCACCCCAAACAGTTTCGCCTATTATTGTGTATAGCATAAGTGGCACAACAGAACGCATCGCGGCAGTTCTATCCTTACGTCCGATAACTCCAACTGAACCAGGATACTTTAGCATTAGAGCATGCATCTTTTCGCCCGCAAGTCTAGACTTGCCTCCACCTGCCGCACCTGTTAGTAACAAATTCAGATTCTTGTTCTGCCAGGGAGCAATCTGCCACGGAAATGGCTGAAATACCTTTAGCTTATTAAACATCCTAGCTACCATTACCATTCTTTGTCTTCTTACGGAAATCTGCTACAAATAATTCTTTGTCTTCCCTGGATATATGCTCCCAACATATCCATGTAATACGCCACATAAGGCTCTTAAATGGCAATTTGCCAATAAAATACAGGAACATTATTTCATAGATGTCCTTGACACATTGCTGTTCCAGATCAGGCATCATTTATATGTCCTCTTTATTTTCACTGTCCCAATCCTCTGGACTAATCCCAACATATCCTTTGATTGCCTTGCCAGCACTGGTGATGTCTGCTTTCATAATTCTTCCGCCTGTCTCAGCAGCAATATCAGCATACACACCACGCAATTCCCTAACCAAATTATTGATAAATTCTTTTTCAGTAATCTTTTCCCATTGCTTTGGACCAACCACAATGCTCTTTGTTCTATCAAGCCACAAACGTTTGCGCAATTCAATATCATCTTCTAGACGTTTAGCCAGTCTATACAATGCTTGTAAACGGTTGGCCTTGATAGATAATCCTGTTCGCAGAGCTTCAAATTCCTTTTCTTCTCGTAGAGCACTTACATCAATCTCTCTTGTTTTGCGATAATGATAAAGTAATTGTGGGGACATCTTGAAAGCAGGAGTAAATTCAGCAGCTCGATTATTGATCTCTCCTTCTGTCAACCCTTCGGCAAGCCAACCCAACATAGCATCTATTTGTTCTGGACTATACTCAGGAGGTCTTCCAGCTCCTGGCTTGTTTTTTCGGCTAGATTTTTTAGCCATCTCTTTGGCTTGTTTTGAACGTTTTACATACCTTCTCGCCATCGTGATTTATAAAGCTCCATAAACTAATTATACCTTGAATAACAGGCAAAAAAAATCCCTCATCCTGAAAACAAGATGAGGGATAAATTGTGCAACTATTTCGTCAGTTGCCAACGTCTCAAGGAGGAGAAGATAGGAAATTGCTACGCACTATTTGTCAGCACCCGACCAAAAGTCTGACAGCAGTTGCTATGCATTCCCAACAGTCACAATTATTATACTATGTTATTTCTTTTTCAGCTCCTCCAAATGCTTGAGACAATCACTGCTGATATATCTAGTGTTACCTACAAGCACAACCTTGAAAGAAAGATTGAAAGGTTTGCGCAACATACGATCTCCGCCAATAGCTTGCACAAAACGATATCCTGAAATTCCTTTTGCCTTAGCTTTAGTGATGGCCACATCCAATTTTATGAATTTTTCAGGAACATCAATTACTTTCAAATTCGAATAATGCTCTTCCATAGTCATACCTTTAGGAAGCAACTTTATTTTGTGAGCACAGGTGTCTCCCATACCTGCGGCAACAGAAGTATGGCGACTCAAGGGTTTGTGGCAAATAGAACAAGTACCACTTCTGGCAGAAGTGCTTTTCTTAGCAACAGGAGACTTGCTCTTAGGTGCAGCAGATTTCTTCTTAGGCAGAGAGGCTGCCGTTTTCTTCTTGGGAATAGATACTCCCAACTTGACTGCTTTTTTCTCAGAACTCTTGGCCACAGTGGTTGCTTGCAATTTTTTCAATGCTTCATAGGGCTTGAGTTTGCGCTTGGAAGATGGCTTGCTGGCAACTGGTGTAATAAGATCACCAAAAACAGGTGCAACTGTGGAATTTTGGGTTGGATCAGGTAAAGTCATTGATTTTCTCCTTTAGGGTGCTCCAACTAACTAAATTCTATAAAACACAATTTTCGAAAGTTATATATATTGCTTTCTGCTATTGATTCTGTTTTATAAACTTTCGAAAATTGTGTTTTATAGAATTTAGTTAGATGGAAAATGGTGGATTACAGCTTAGAAACAATTCTGCGCAGGGCAGTAGTCTCCTTTTTCGAAGAGCGTTTCTCAGCTAGTGCTGTTCGGGCTGCTTTAGTAAACTTGCGATGCTTTGCAGCTTTTTTCATCTTTGCACGGGTTGCTTTAGAGTGTTTATAGACAGGCAATAAACCTGCTCTAACCAACAATCCTCGCTCCAACATAGCTTGCCTGATCTTCTCAATAGTTTCAGGCATATGGTGGGTGCCAGTGCGTGCCTTGCTTATTTTCAAGCGTGTAGCTCTGGAATGGGTCATATATTGCTCCTTTTTAGGTAAGGGTGGGAAAAACCTACGTTTTCGTGCGTGCAACAGTCCTACGTGCGTCCTAGGGCTTCCTAGGAGGGTATTTTCAGCCTTCGGATAGGGTAGGGGGATTTTCCGGAAAAGAGGAAAGCCTAGGACTGAAAGTGCCTGGGGCAACCCTATTCTCCTGCTCTAGGAGGGAACCAAGAATTCCTGGGCTGGCATACTTTTGTAGCAGGTCCTTGCCTTTACGGGTAAGGACAAAGCCTTGCCTTGGGGCGTCTACCATTTTCAATCTGATGAGCTTTTCTTTTTCCATTGCCTTTACAAACTTGCGATATTCTGGCGTAGAAAATGTCTTGTTGCTACCAGCCCAATAGCTCTCAGCCATAGTTACACCCATCAGCATTGCGTCTGAGAACATTTGGAATTTGGCTTCTGAAACAGGCAGGCGATAGATACTGGTGCTAGGATAGTTTGGGACACCTGTATCAAGTTTAGCATTGAAGCTATCTCTAGGCATCCTGAACCCTAGTGCAGCCCAGACATCTGGATTTTTATTCTTGTTCATTATGTCTGCAAAATACCCTATGCTGTCCCAATAACCTGCATAGGCTTCGCACAATCCAGCATAGACAATCCAGGCAGCACAAGCTATGCCTATCCCGAACACAGTTATCCCGAACCAGTACCAGCTTTGCCAGGTCACAGCCAGGGTACCTGTAAACAGCAGTAGCACAGAGAATACAAGATGCCAGGGTTTGGGTTCATAGCGTTCCATGGACTGCTCCTTTAGCACTCTACAAGATAATGTACACGGTCAGGATATTGCATGCAGCGAGCAGCACTCCAGATCACCCTTTTCCAATTTCCAAATCTGGGAAACTGCTTGTTACAAGCATCTAAGATCTCCTGTGATGTGGCATCTTCTACAACACATACCTGTGCCTGGTGCTCTCCTACTACATCGCAGGTAATTATTACACGTGCTAAGGGTTCATGAAGTTTCAACATTTTAGTCACTCCTGTTATTCAAAATAACTTTGGATGTCCTGGAAGGTCTCCTGAGTATGCTCCAGGTAGAACAGACGCACGTCCTGGTAGCCATAGGTAAAAGCTAATACACCCATTATCAATATAGGTTTGGGGACATCTGGAGCAAGCGTGCGATGATAGTATTCTTCAATCATAAATCGCATACTCTCTTCACTCATTTTGTTCAGGATGTATTTGTATTCAGCAATAGCAGCAATCTGAAGCTGTCTTGAAGAGAGAGGAAGAGAAGACATCATTGTATTCCTCCCAGATAGACATAGCTCTCATTGCCAGGCACTTTGAGTGCTTGAAAATGCTGCTCAATTAGTTGGTGTATACTTGATCTAGCAGCTAAGGTCTCTTCACTTTCCTTTTCAAAAACCAGATACCTTAGCATTGCTCGTAATCTTCGCAGCATAGCTGCATGGTTTTGTATATTAGGATGTCTGATCTGATGTCGCATTTATTGCTCCTTTTGAATTGATTGATTGTTATTTAGAACATTCCAGGAAAGTTAACACTCCCAAAATCCAGATCCTCAATGGCGCTGATAAGATCTTCAAGTTGGGAGATCGCTTCGTTAAGTTCGTCTGCCTTTGAACCATCCTGAAGATTTTCTGGCAGATTATCCAGCCACTCCTGAAGTTCATCTCTCAGACATCCAATCTCCGCCGCAGCATCTTCTATACTGTTTGCTTCTGCAAACAATCTATCTGCCCTACTAGTAGGAGTGATAACTTTATGTACCGCTGCTACAGCATCGTCCCCAAAAAATTGCTGTACTTTCTTGCGGACACTATCTATTCTCGAGCCTTCAAAAATTAATGTTATCCTGAATCTTGCCATTTTATTCTCCTTTCAAAATATTATGGTTTATCTTTAGGGTGCATTCTTTGATTTGCTCTCTTTGGCTCCTTTCCTTGTCTGTCAGGTTGATGGATATTATACTTTCTCATGTAGTATCCGAAATGTGTCAAGATATGTACATAATCAGACCTGGCATACAAATCAGTAAGTTCACTTTTCAGATCATGGAATAATATTCTTTCCAGAGCGTGATGTCCAAGCAATCTGGCAGTTGCATAAACAGCAGGCAGATCAAACATGTTACATCTGCCA